CAGCTGCGGGTCCCGTCGCTTGAACAATAGGAATCTGAGGCATTTACTTATTCTCCCTGACTAATACCGGGTCGAAAGCCACGTTGACCGATCTTACGAACATAGTCGGCTGTGGGGCTTCGTTGCGTTTGGCTGTAGTCGTACCATCCTGAGAGAATACTACCACCAGCTTTCAATCCACCTGCGGCAAGTGCGTACCCACCCTGTCTTCCATATATCGCTGCGCGATAACGTGCGAGGCGTGCCTCGAACTCGCTCGCACTAGCACTCACCGCACCTGTCCGTCTAATGTTCTGCGCTTCCATCTCTTTCTGTCGGACGTTCGCAAGTTCCATCATCAGCGGACTTCCACTGGTCGGATCGATCCCGGCCGCAGCAGTTATCGCAATCTGTTTTCCGAGCAATAAGTCAATACGTCGTCTGTATTGTCTCTCCTCGTAGGCAGCAGCCTGCCGTGCAGCCTCAGCCTCGGCTTCGCGGAACTTTGCTTCCGAACGCGCCGCGCGTTGCTGTGCCTGACTCTGTTCGTATGAAGCATACGTCGAGATCGCTGTACCGATGAGTCCAATGACAACGCCTGCGATCGCCCAGCCCACGTTCAGGTTCCTTTCAAGGAGCTGACAAAGAGAACGTCATTCTCACTTGTCGCTAGACAAACGTGAGCGCCCGCCCTTTTGAGAATTGTCGCCATCTTTTTATTTCCACGATGCGCGACGCCCATGAAAGTTGTTGCACCGACCGCCTTTGCAATTTTCAATCGTTCAGCATGGAGCTTGTCCGCGATTCCCTGACCCCTAAATTCAGGATGAACACAAACATCAATACCATACATTGTCGACCCAAAGCCGGGCATCACAGTCAAGGTGAAGGAAGTGAAGGCGACTACACGCTTATCAAATAGATAGATGAGGGTCGGATGCGCGAAATACCAAAAAGGCGCCCGTTCTGGCCACGCAGGGTGACACAACTTGTATATATCTTTCACGTCACTTTCATCTTCCGGCCTCATCGGCATTATCATGAAATGAACTCAAAGCGCACGACGTCTCTTTTATCTGAAGTATACATCTGAGCAATGTCGTTCTCTTTACGAAAACCGAGCAACCGAATCCAGCGAGCATCACGATGATTCTCTGCGTACACAACTGCTTCGACCCTGTGAAGATTGAAACTCCTCACAGTATCCCGAAGGACTGCCCGAACTGTACGAGTCGCCCAAAGTCCGTGATCCTCTATTTCTTTTCCAAAGGCGACCCACGCAGCTCCGACGCCCGGCCACAAAAGATTTATTCCAGCACAACCGATGATCTTCTCGTCAAGGACGGCGGTGAACGCAGGCCCGCCGTTTTCATTGGCCAGACCAAAACGCATTTCGAGCGGAATGTTTGTTCGTGGAACAAACGCGAACATGTGCTCCGCCCTGAAGGGCACAAGGAAAGGTTTAGTCATGGTCGCCTACACTGAGCGTCCCAAAGATCGCGAGAAGAGTCATTGGGTACGGCTCGGTTTGCTCAAATGTCACCCGGCCCTCTGTGTCCCATCCCCCACCCGTGACCTTGTGGTCTCCTGTAAACATTCCTAGAGTTGAGAGTTTGGAGGGCACGTACTGAATGGGACGACCATTCAAACGCCCGCCGATCGTGTTTCTAAGTCTCAAGAACAAAGAGTTCCAGCTTCGAGGAAGTCCCTCAACCATAACTTGAGGGATTGTCGGACGCATCGTGACTCCCTTGGAGTCGTAGTGGAGTCCGACCTCGAAACGCTGATACTCTTCGAGTACTGTCACGCTACCCATTTGCACCTGAAAGGTGCCCCGGAAGGAACCGTCGGCGACAACATCGACTGTACGACCCTCAAGATGCGAGAGTCCCGGCACCACCTTTGTTGGTGTCGCCGACACATACACGATAGCACTGTCTGTTTGTAAAGATGTCCAGGGTCTGTCGGCAAATTCAATACTCTCCCCAGGACCTGTTGAAATTAAAGTTGAAGGACAGTACCAAAAACACGCCGCACCACCATCCCCGCCGGCGCCCACGACAGCACGAGGTCCCCAAACAGTCATTCGTGACATGTAAGCACTCGCAAAACTACCAACATCAAAACCAGCATCGACAGGTACTTGAGCCCAGGAAAGAGCATAATCCTCAGAACGCCATTCGATTGTTCCGCCAGCAGCAGAATCGATTGTCGTATCAAGGAAGCCACCGATAATTCCATTCCCAAAATAACCCATCGTAGTGATGTTGCCTCCGGCAGCGGCAAGATCCGCGACTTCAAGCCAAACACCGTCAGCAATAATGCATCGCCACACCTTAGCCCTAAAAATGGCGACTAGAATTGTGTCATCTAAACTTAACAAACATGCACGATTGGCTGTGCCAGTTCCATTCAACGTCGCAACAACTGACCAACTCACACCATTATTTATGGAATGATAAACTTCCCCCGTGTTAGAATTTAAAACGTACCAGACATCTTCTCCCGTGGACACAGCAAGCTGGTGATTTAGAGAACCACCACCAGCATTAGAACTCATGACAGTACGATTAGGAAAAGTAAATCCAAAATCGTTTGAAGTCACCAAAGTCATTCTTGTAGGTGTTACCGTATCAGTCCCCCAGACTAATACTTGTTTTCCACGTGCCGTGACCCCACTGAGCGTTGTATTAGGAATTGAAACTTTGTTCCAAGTAGACAAAGAAGGATTCGCTTGAAGCACGTTACGACTCACCCAAACTTCCGTGGACAATGCAATAATAAAAACCCGGCGCTCTGGCGACGGATCATTTGGATCTATAGTAGTATCTGCCCCTGCCATAACTTTAAACGCCGCAGGGGTTACAATTTCACTCGCCGCAAAAGTTATCCCACCATCTAAAGATCGTTTGTAACGAAGAGAAACATTGTCGTAACTAAAAAAAGCGAGAACTGTCGTATCACTTATAAACAATGGAACAATAATAGCGAAGAAACCCACAGCAGAAACAGTTTCACCTTTAAACCACGACTGCCCCTCGCCAGTACTCTCGAGGAATGTCTCAGGTCCGGGCACCGCATCGGTGGCCTCGACTTCAAAGAATTCAACGTACCGGACGCTGCGTCCGAGTATAATACGTTTGACAACTACCCAAACTTGGTCTGGCGACCCGCCAGGTTGCGGTATTACCGCAACACTTTCAAATAAACCGTCCGTCACAAACCTTGTAAAGCCGATAACTTTCTCTTCAACGAAGAATGTAAGAACAATGAGTTGTCCGTCGTCGCGGACAAGATAGATTCGAGGATCTGGTCGTTTTGTGAAAGCCAGCGGACCGAGCTTTATACCGTTACCTGTAATATGCTCGGCCGCGCTCGTGATCTCCAATGCCTTGAAAGAATCTTCCTCAATACTAAATGCGACTGCGAACAACTTTTTCTGGCTACGATCGAGGAAGATTAGCCGATTTTCGAGTATAATCGGCTGCACAGGAGCACTACCTTGCTTCGACGTCGGCTTTACCGCCGGAATGATGTCCCCACCGAAAGGTTCATCAGACTTTCCACTTTCAGCCTTCATCTCGGCACCTGCGGTGAGGATAAATAAACTAATGTGGTCTGCGATTGACTCAATTCTATTGATCTGTCGCGACGTTATAGTATATTCAATCGCATTGTCAGCTTTCGTGCCGATTGCATAGTTATCGAAATCGTCGGAGGCAGACATCCACCACGTTGTTGGCTGATCTTGGGTTGCAGCTTGAACAAGACGACCTTGTGAGAATTCACCTGTTCGTGGAAAACCGTGCGTCCCACTCCATGAAGCTTCCTCAAGTGTCCACGCACCCGCAGGGGCAAAACCTGGATCGACATCAGTCACAGACAAAACACTTAAAAGCTCTCCGTCAACCCGTGTAGGAGAGACGTAGAGATTTATCTTGATCAAACCTCCGTAAATCGTAACAAATTTTCCAATGTCGGCAGCTCGAAAAGCGGGCGCGCCGGCGGTCATAACCATTTTAGCCCCGATGGGTTCCTTTTTATCGCCGGGGTCGAGTGTCGTCTGAGGCGACAAGCGAAGTTTCCAACCCGTCAAAACATCAGGACCTAATGGAGGAACAGTGTCGGGGAAATCATCAAGGATGTCGGCACGCACGTGGTCGTTTGGGGAGGTCGTATCGCCCGCGCTCGCACCGAAAGCAGTTATGACTGCACGAGAAGCACCATGTACGATGAGGCGTCCGACGTCACCCTGCAAAAATACAGCACCAGACGCTGTGAATATCACAGATGTTCCCGTAACAGCCCCCGGTGTCAGAGTTGCTCCACCAGAAATGTCAGTGTCAACCTCGAAGGACGGAGGTGGGCGATAAACAATGGCGTTGAGAGACCAGTTTGTGTCGGAAATACGAGAAAGGCGGCGCTGTTGATGATTTGGGTGGAAAAGAAAGAGTACGTCGGCCGACTGCGTAAAGTGAATGTTTCGCAGTTCACTCTCGAGGTATGGAGTGACGACTTCAACAGGAGGTCCACCACTGAACACTAGAATGTTCGCGCGGTTTTTGTAAAATCGCTTGTATTTTTCACCAACCTCAACGATGAAGGCATCGTTCACACTATATTCAAAAGGAAGAATAATAGTGTCCTTGTCAGAACGCTTGACTTCGCGAACGAACCGGAGGCCCGGCCTCCGCGTGACCCCACCTTGTCGTAACAAGATCCAGTTTGTGAGTTCCTTCGCCGCCTCGGCGTAGCCGGCGAGGTCGGGACGACCTTCGAGGAGAGGAGACCATTCTCCTTTAGAGAGGTTCGTCCAAATTCGACGATCTGTCGCCACCTCAACGCCCCCACAATAGGTCAGGAACCTGTATCGGCACGATCGGTCCTTCTTGTCCATCCGCAGACAACGCCATCGGCATCAGCACGCCGAGCGCGGTCTGTAGAAGGGAGGCAGACATCTTCGTATCTTTCGTGATCGCGAGCGCAAGCTCGGACGCAAACCATGCGGCGGCCGCTTGATAGAATAACGCATCCCACAAGTTGGGGTCGGGCACGTCTTTGACGTACACGATGAGAACAGCACCGTCGTTCGTGTAAAGATTGCGCCCCTCAATCTTAAAATACTTCCACACCCAAATTCCTGGGATGTCGAAGTTGTAGACATTAACAGTAGTACTGTTATATTCCTTCAACTTGAGGGCGTCCGACGGTAGAGCGTAAGAAAAAGCGTACTCGAAAGCCGGTGGCGTGACGTTGAGAGCGAGCTTTGCTCGGCCTTCGGGGGAGATCATCTGCGGGTCCCAGGGCGGGTCCCACACGACCTGGACGTCTGCTTCGCTTATGCCCGGCAGACTCTCGATGCGGCTCTGGGCATCCATCG